GTGTACCTGATCTTGCTAATGTGTCCTGTCTCCAGATTCTCGATGTCCACGACGGTGATAGCTGTGGTGGGCGCGGTTACGGTGATGACAATGCTCCGCACTAAGCCATTCCCTGCGTTGTTGATCTCTCCTTCCTTTGGGGTTGTGTCGAGAGTGATCGTGTCGCTGTTTGCCGTCCCGTGCCAGATCGTATCCCCCAACTCGAAGGTCAGGGTCATCGGCTGCCAGAAGCCATGTATCGAATGAGGCGTCACTGGCTGGTCATCACACCACATTCGCGCCTTGCGCCAGCGGTAGGCGGCGGCGGCGGTGCTGATGTACAGATTCGACCACTTGCCGTTCCAGGCCCTCAAAGCGTCCACGAGGGTCAGCAAAGCGGCACGGGTAGCCGCCGTGTAGCTCCCCCGCGCCACGAGGATCGTTCCTTGGGGCAGGGCCTCATCAGCTCCCCAAGGATTGAACACACCCCCGCCAGGCAGTTTTATTGTGCTCGGCGTCAAAGCATCCGTCATGACATTCTGGGTTGCCAGGCCGTCGGGCAGAGGAGTGCCCCCCGCGTAGGTCGCGCCGAACCGCTCCAGATATAGACTCATATCGGCATCCCCGCTGCCCTGAGCGCCGCCAGCATCCCCGTCTCGGTGTCCCTTCTGGTTGCGCCTGGGCCATCTGTTCCTGTGACGACGACGCTCCCCGCCGCGAACACCACGGTTGCGCCATGCCCGACAGCTCCTCCGGCGATGGCTGTGGGTATTGTTTCCGTTACTGGTTCTGTCGGCACTGGCGGCTCCACCGCTCTCTTGGCCTTTTCCAGGGCATCCTCGAATTGTGTGAGTTTTGTATTCACATCGTCAACGAGACTCTTCATTTTATCAAGAGGCCCAGAGGATATACCCAGAGCACTTGCAGCGCTGCTGGCTATGTCAAGGTTGCTCTTGAAGACCGGCAAGGCGTCCTTTATGGTTTCAATTGGCCCTTTCGTTGCCGCCACTTCCTTCATTGCCTCGGACGCCCCCTTGACCACATCGCCGCTGTAGCCAAGCATGAACTCGATGTCCGCTTTGGTCGCCCCCGTGCGTTTCATTGCCTCCTGGATCATCGCCTCGCGGCCAGCCTTCTCCCTCATGAATTGCTCAAAGGCCCTATCGAAGGCGTCCCAGTCGATCGCCTCTGGGATCATTCCAGCATAGAAGGCTCGCTCGGTTTCTGCTGCCCAGACCTTGATAGCATCCGCACCCTGAGCCAATACGTCCGTAGGGATCAGGTGTTTCCACGCGCTTTGCGCATCCGTGGCCGCAGAGCGTACCCGGCGGATGTACTCGTCCCATTGATCCGTGTAGGTGCCAAGCCGCGTGCGGGCCATGTCGATGTCGGTGACGGCGGTCGGCTGAAGCAAACCCTCGACGGTTGATCGAAGCTCATCCAGGGTCTGTTTCCGTATCCGCAACATTTCTCGCCCCTGGGCCTCGGCCAGACGTAGTGCTTCAGCACCCGATTCTTGGATGCCTTCGTTGACATCACTCATTGCTCTGTCCCATTGCTTCAGGGCTTCGATATGTTCCTCGGTGCCGAAGGTTGCTTCTGCGAGCTTCTTTCCCCAATAGACCAATTTCTCCCCGGCCGTCATATGAGAGACTTCTATATCTTCTAGTGCTACTTTCACTCTCTTCAATGCAGCCAGTTCCTCATCAATGTTGGACACTATTTCCCAACCAGGAATCGTGAGTTTGCCCGCAGCCGCCGCGACACGAAAGATAGCATCAGACATATCGAGCAAGCTCTCGGCTGCATCCCCGGCAAGAGGAATAATCGCTGCGATGGCTGGATGCAGATTTATGAGGCCCGTGTGCAATTCATCTGAGTTGATTTTGCCCTGCATAAAAGATTGGTTGAGTACTTTGGCTGCCCATGTCAGATCATTGAACTCCTCTTTGGTCAGCACGCCTTCTTTGCGCAATTCCTGGAGAGCGTCCATAGCCAATTTGTAAGGAACTGACGGCCCCCCGCGTTCTATCAGGTATGTGATAGCATGGAGATCATCTGCCAACTTCCCTAGGAACTTTCCGGTCGGGGTTGCCAAAAGTCTCGCAAGCGCGTTCTTGAGATTCGTGAATTGCGCGGCTGCCTTTTCTGCACTACTCGCGGCATCATCGGTGAGTTTGATATTGTCCTGCAAGATCATATTCACCAAGGCCAGTCGTTTCTCCTCATCGGTTAGGGCATCCGCGCTCTTCCCAATACTGGCAGCGTAGTCGTCAAATGTTTTCTGGCCCCCAGTCAGGATTCCTATATTATCAAGAATCTTCGGGGACATTCGCCCAAGGCCAAGAACCAGCGATTCCATAGCGAATTGGGCAGTAATACCAAGGGCCTGACCACGCGCAATCGCTATCTCCGTCAATCGTGCCAGGGTCCCGGCGTCTTTCGTCACACCAAGCATCATGGCCCGGTTGGCATTCATCATCAGGCTCATGTCAGATATGGTGCCCCGCGTTGCCTCGCGAAGACGGTTAAGCATCTCGTCTGGCACGCCCCCGGTGAGACGCCGGAAACTGGTATTCAGCCGCTCGACTTCGGTTCCCAGCCGCGCAAATGCCAGCACAGTCTTGGCTAACCTCATTGCTGCATATGCAATACCGAGAGCCTTCGCCGCCTGTTTCAGCGCGGTCAGACCTTTTTCGTTCTTTTTCACAACGCCACTCATCTGGTCTTTCACGGCCAGAATGAGCCGCAGTTCCTCTTCAGTTACGGCCATCAGCAGCCTCTTTTATGTCCAACAGAATCGCAGCCACAACATCATCTGGGCAGTTATAGAGGTCATCATAGCTCCAATTCATGTGACGCATGATGCGCCCCTCAAACCTGGCCCGTTTCAGCCAGGCGTCATCTTTTTTTCTCTTCCTCTAATGCCCTTATGTGAGCCGTCAGGACAGTCTCTATCTCTTCAACCGTGTCTGGATCGAGCGAAGCGATGGCGTCCCTGGATACCTCGACCTGCTTGTCCTTCGCATCGCAGAAAGACCAATCGATGATCCAGATGCTCAAGCGGAGGATGCTGTGCGTCTCCAAGTCGAGGGAGATGTCTATCTCGCCGTCGGTGAGCTTGGGCCGCAACGCCCCCCCAGCCAACCTCTGCTGCTCTCCATAGGTCAGCCGTTTCTTGACCTCGATCCAGTCCCCCTCCGAAAGCTCCAACCGCTCTGTCTCTGGCAACACGAACCTGCTACGTCCCATGCCTCACCTCCGGCCTTCCTCCTACCTGTGCTTTCATCTGCCCTTGGTCGATCAGCACCTCGATGCCGCGCCAGCGCCAAGTCCGCGATCCGATATTCAGAAGCAGGTCGAAACGCGGGCAATGGTCGAGCCAAAACGGATTCACTGGCTCCACCGTTGCCCGAATCACCGAGCCGACCTCCAGATGCTCCATAGTCCAGTTGAGCAACCTGGCCGCCTCTCGCCCACCCGCCAGCAGCGTGCCGGATGCCCCTTGCAGCTTCACTTGTTAGGCTTGTGCCCAGGAACTCGCTGCCGCCCAGTTCCCGCTTATGGTCACCGGCCCGTCCACCGGACATTCGATGCTGAAGTCGATCCAGGCAGTGCCAGACCAGACTTTGGCTGTCGCCAGACCAGTGGGATACAGATACATCGAAATCGGACCAGTAGACCGACTTGCATCATACAGGTTGTCGTCCGTGTCGTCCCAGAACCCCGAGAGCGCTCCTACCATGTCGGGGAGACCTTGCATGTAGATTTTGTTCGTGTCCTGGAATCCGGTCACTTCCGCTTTGTCCGCGGACATGTCGATAGTCCACGAACTCAGGGTCGCAACCGTGCTCGGCACCGCGCCGCCAGCCGTACCTAAGTAAACTACGCCACCGCGTCCATGATAACGTGCCATTGCAAACTCCTTCCCTTATCAGGGTTTGTCTAGGATTGATTCAACACTGTCAATAAATCCGTGATCCGTGCATCAAAGGTCTCATGCTCCACCAAACGTGGTAATTGCTCTGCTATCGCTTCCCTTTCCTCGTCATGTGCCAGATAGTAGTGAATCAAATCCTCCGCCTCTTCTGGTGTCCTGAACGTCGGCACCACGTCCCCGAACACATCCTCGATCTCTGCCCGCCAGTCGGTGATGAAGAAACAGCCTGCTGCTGCCAGCTCGTAGCATCTGGGATTCATCGACTCGGCGTCCGAAAAGTGCTCCGTGTCACGCTTGTAGTCCGCACTCGTGCGATGCAAGTTCAACCCTATCTTCGCCTTATGATAGAGAGCAACCGCCCTCTCGTTGGCTATCATGGTGCCTTTCACATACCGCCGCAGCCAATTCCGAGATCCAAGAAGCACCCAGTTCCCGTATAGCCCCAGGTCTATCCCCGCCCAGTCGATAGCCCTCAGCAGATTGATTCGCTCAATGAAGCCTGTGCCCACGAACACCACATCGTACGAGGGAATATCAGTGATGTCTGATGGCCCAAGATGTCTGTCACCGTCTATTGCATGCTGCCAGTAATAGGTTCGCTCGCAATATGGCCTGAAAGTCTCCACCGCCGTTCGCTCGTTGGTGAATACGACATTGCACCGCTCTGCTAGTATCTTTTCTTGGATGAATGTATAGGGCGATTCCGTGAGAATGATCGCCACCTTCATTCTAGCCCTTCGCAGAAGTGCAATGCCATCCGGGTGCATGTTGCCTCCAGCGATTATCAAGACCCAGTCGGGCATGAATCTGAGCGCCCGTTCGACAATGCCTGCTGAAGCCATGTAAACTACATCATCGACGCAGGGGGCAGATAACCTTCCCTGATGGCGACGGTACAGAAAGTCCAGGAATCGACCAGCGAACTCCAGCCGTCCATCCAGAGCGATATGTACTACCTTCACACCTGCTCGTTCCAATGCTTCTTTGATTCCCCACCATACATCCTGGGTAGCCCAGGTAGCTCCAGGGTGAACGAGTAGAATGCTCAGATCGCTCATGTCATCGTCTCGTCTTTGGAGTACCTGAGCCGCCAGCGGCAGCCATAAGTCGCTATCCCCCCATAGCCCATTGCCAAGAGCCCGTCCACGATCATCGCCGGAGCCCCGGCCCGAACCCAACTCACTTTGTCGTTCAAGGTCCCGTCGCCCAGCAGTTTCTTCGGGATGCTCTCCCAATAAGTCAGCACTGTTGTTGCCGCCTGTTTGATTCCCTTGTCCTGTGGCCCCGCGTGTAGGTCTATGACTATCTCGCCCACGTCCTCGATCGTCGTTCCGAATCCAGGCTGATCCCAGTTGCCCCGACCAGGATAGGCCACCACGAAGGGATAGTCGTTGATGTTGTCCGGAACGACGGCTGGCGCGCCCTTGATGCCAGAAAGCGCCCCGATGAGAGCCTGCACCCTTGTTACCGCCTCAAGAAGCGACATTCACAGTCTCCTGCTTTGCCAGATATTCTTTGTAAAGCGATCCATCCGCTAGACCCATAACCATTAGATGGGGAGACACGATTCCCGTATGCACCCAAATCTCATAGTCGGTTTCCTTCCTGATTCGCCGACAGAAGCTGATGTCTTCGCTGCTGTTGAGTCCCTTGTCATAGTGATTGTAGAGATACTGAAACCAAGGTGGCTTGAGTGCCTCGAATACCTCTCGGTGTATCAGGATCGCCGAGGTACTGATAGCATCGACTTGAACCAGGACGGACTCTGCTGGCGGTTTGATGGGAACCATCTGGTGATCGCTGACGTATCGATAGGCCATCGGTTCGTGTCCCTGACCCCGACGATAGTTCATGCCGCCGACGATCTTGATTCTGGGATCGGCCATTGCGCAGGCAACCAGTCGCTCCACTATGTCCCCTGGGTGCTTATGATCGCTGTCCAGCATACACAGATAATCAATCCCTTTGTGATCTACCAACCAATGCGCCATCATGTTCCGCGCGATGTCCGTTCTGCGATAGCCGAAGTTGAACCAAGTCCAGCCATAGCGTTTCACGCGGCCAGCGATCTGTATCAGTCCGTCCAGGGCCTCTACCATGACGGCCCGTTCGCAGGGAACGCCGATCAGCACCTTGGGTATCATCAGAGTATCCCGATGTAAGGCTCAAGCAGGGCCATGATGTGCGGGTCGCCTTTCATGGTCACCTTCAGACTGAAGCTCATGCCCATCGGCCCTGTGACGCCAAAGATCGCATCCTTCCGTTTGAACAACTGTTCTACCGCCAGGATGCACGCCTCGGTGATTTCGTCAGGCTGGCTCCCCGTAGCACAGAAGCCGAACGAGCCAGTGACCTTGACTGATTTGGTAGCACCAATGTATCTACCACTTCTGAGATTCGCTGGGAATAACCGAATCCCAGTGGGATGCGTCTCGATCCAACTGTAGGGCCAGCCGTTGGTCGTCGCATTGTGGGGCATGAGCAGATAGTCGGTCGTGGCCCAGGTGTCGTCGTAGTCCAGGTCGCCGTCCGGGTCGGTGTAGAGGCCCCCGTCGGTCAGTGAGAGCAGGTCGTCCACGTAGCACAGCCGCTCGTTCTCCGGCGTGTAGTAGCGCGTCTCGGTGGTGGCGTAGAACCTGTGCCCCGCGATGCTGTCTATGGCCCTACTGATCGCCTGGACTTGCTGCTCCAACGTAGAGTCGCGGGTCTCATCCTCTCCCGTCGTGAAGCTCAGGCGATAGTTCACCAGCGCCAGGGTGCAATATCCGTTGGCGATTGTCATTTAGCGTCTTGCCTCCAGCTCAAAATAGCATTCGAGAATGTTGCCACCAGTGGTGAACTTGATTTCGATGCGATAGTTGTGGCCCGCCACCAGATCGAGCACTACTGGCGTCGTGATGCTGGTGGTGTCGGAGCTAGGGTCGCCCTCCAATATGTCATCGGTCACAACCGCAAACGAGTCCGACATATCGTAGGCCGTCACCGATACGCTCGATGGGCTATCTCCCCACGGCGTAGTGGTGAGCGTATAGGCTATCTCTTCGTCTGCCCCTTGTTTGAGGCCCGTTTCGATTATTTGTAGTTTCACGCTATTCCCTCGTGGGCAGCGTCAATGCGAACGATCGCGGCTCCAGTGTCAAGGCAAATGAGCGAGATTCCAGAGTTAGGTTTGTACTACGTTCTTCCAATGTCAATGCCACCGAGCGGGATTCCAGAGTTAGGTCGGTGCTTCGGCTCTCCAGGGTCAACTGGATAAACAGGGTAAGAATGCGCGGAGCCAATGCTTCCGCCAGTGCCTGGGCTGTTGCCGCCGATACGAGTGCCCCACCCGTGATTGTCGGAGTTAGCGCGGCGGCGATGGCTTCAGCCAAAGTTGCAGCGATTGTGGCTCCGCCCGTGACAGTGGGCACAAGGGCGGCAGCGTCGGCTTCGGCAAGCTCGCCGCTGACTAATGCCCCACCCGTTATCGTTGGGACGATGGCCGTCGCGATTGCCTCAGCAACAACCGCGTAAACCGTAGCACCAATACCAGAAATTGCACCAGTGACAACCGGTATGAGAGCCTCTGCTATGGCAGTGGCGATCTCTGCGCTGACCGTTGCCCCGCCCGTCACTGTAGGTACTAGGGCCGCCGCAATCGCTTCTGCCAGAACCGCACTGACCGTGGCCCCTATACCACCAGTTATGACAGGCACAAGTGCCGCCGCAAGAGCAGTCGCAAGTTCCGCGCTGATGTTAGCGTCACCAGTGATTGTTGGAAGTAGTGCCGCTGCCACGGCTTCTGCCAAGACCGCGCTCACCGTCGCGCCAGTTCCGCCCGTGACGGCAGTTACAAGCCCTGCTGCTATCGCTGTGGCAAGCTCACCGCTTACCAGTGCCCCGCCCGTGATCGTTGGCAAGAATGCAGCCGCCGCAGCTTCAGCCAACTCCGCACTGACAGTTGCTCCCGTACCGCCAGTTATGACTGCTACCAATCCTGCCGCTGCCGCCTCTGCCAGAACTGCCGATACTGTAGTTCCTGTGCCCCCAGTTGCACTCGCAACAAGGGCCTCTGCAGCAGCCGTAGCGAGTACGCTTGTGACCAGCGCCCCACCCGTGATGCTAGGAAGGAGAGCCGCCGCGACAGCTTCCGCAAGTATCGCGTTGATGGTTGCGCCTGTCCCACCTGTGACTGTCGGTATAAGGCCAGCAGCGATAGCCTCAGCCAATACCGCGCTGATGGTTGTGCCCGTGCCACCCGTAACCGTCGGCACGAGACCTGCCGCTATCGCCGCAGCAAGTTCTCCACTAACTATTGCATCGCCTGTGATTGTTGGCAAAAGGGCCGCGGCGACAGCCTGGGCAAGTTCGGTACTGACGGTCGCTCCCGTACCCCCCGTGATGGTTGCAACTAGCCCCGCCGCCGCTGCCGTGGCGATGACAGCATCGACTTGGGCATTGACCACGCCCTCCCCAGTAACAACCGGTATAAGGGCTTCTGCTATGGCAGTAGCGAGCGTGGTGCTGATGGTTGCGCCACCTGTCACTACAGGCACTAGGGCCGCCGCAATCGCCGTGGCAAGTTCACTGCTCACGGTGGCCCCGCCAGTTACAGTTGGTACGAGGCCCGCCGCCGCAGCCTCCGCCAGTATGGCCACGACTAGAGCGCCGCCAGTGATGGTCGGTAACAAAGCCGCTGCGATGGCCTCTGCCAAGACCGCCGATACAGTGGTGCCCGTGCCCCCTGTAACTGTAGGCACCAGAGCCGTTGCTGGTGCTGTAGCAAGTTCACCGCTGACGGTGACTCCTGTTCCCCCGCTTACAACCGGAACAAGTCCCGCCGCCGTGGCGGTTGCGAGTTCTCCAGATACTAGGCTGCCCCCTGTAACAGTGGCCACCAATCCTAGTGCGGTGGCCGTAGCTGTCACGGCATCTACGGTTACGCCTCCTTCCGCCGCCGTGTACGTGACCTGTATCTGCACCATGCCGACGTACATGGTGTTGCCCTTGGAGACATCGTTCTGTTCTACGTCGCAGTCGAGGGCCTGGATGTCGGACCAAGCCCATCTGAATCCAAAATCGAAAACCTGGTCGGAAACATATGGAGACCCCCAAGTAACACCAGAATCGAGACTCTTTGTTGGATTTCCTAGCCCATATGTTCCTGTCGTCACATGTCGCCAGTGGACATCATTAGTTGCAGTGCCATCGACGGCACGGACCACTATTGCATATAGCACTCCGCTCGTCAGTTCATATGGGGTTAGGGAAATCTCATACCACTCACCAGGCGAGTCCCCTGTAAATGTATCTGCATCGATAGTTCCTGATGTAAGATCGCCCCCTGTAGGCTCTCCACCACTTGTCGCCCTGATACCAACAGTCAATGTGCCAGGACTGCCATCGGTATACATTTTCAATTTGACGCTGGATACAGTCTGAGTAGATGGCGGTGTGAAGGTCTGCATCATCCACTCAGCCCCCCAGAGGTCTCGGGCGTTATCATCCGCAACTAAGTAATTCCACTGACCAGGGCTATTCGGATCTCCCGTTACATCCCACCACGTCTTCCACCCCGCCGCAATCCCAGGGGCTTCTACGTGGTTGTCCCCGTCGGCACTACCACCGAACACGGGTCGCAGGATCAGTTGGTCGTCCGCGTCGGAGTAGGCGTAGGCCCGAAGCTCAACCTTGGAGATCGTGCCCAGGTCGGTGCCGATGCATTGGTTCGCCGTGAGTTTCTGGGTGTCGCCGTCAAGGGTCGTCGAGGCGTAGCTGGCCTCTGTCCCGTCCACCATCTTCTCAGGAGTAGTGGTGAACTCCTCAACTCCTGCGGCGTATCCGGTGAACTCGTAGATGACTGTACTCATCGGACTATTCGGTTGTTAAGGTGCGTGGGTGCTATCATCAGTCCACCCACTCTATCTTGTAGTTGCACGTCGGCGGCAGCGCGAACAGCCCGTCACGCAAAGCCTGGATGTCCTTGACGCGAGCAGGCCATAAGAGACAGTTATGCTCGTACCACACTATCTGCGCGGCAGTGATCTTGTTGCCGTTCTTATCCCGCACACGGCTGTAGTTGTCACTCACCTGCTTGATGCGGCAGTGCCCGTACCGAATGCTCGTGTCCACCGTTGCAGTGTAGAACAGGCACTCGGTATCGCCTCTTACCATGCAGGGGTTCTCCCGCATGAAGCCGCCAAGGTCTTCGTGCTTGCAGCAAACGCCGCAGTTCACGCACGAGCCAGAGACTATCCAGGGCATCCAATACCCCCTGTCTATGCTGGCGTTATCGTAGCAATCCCGCCCGCGTTGAACGCAATCTTAAAGTCGCCTGCCGTCGAGGTCACGTCCGCACCAAAGTCGATGTACGCCAGCAGCGGCGAGGTGGCGGCTGTGCCAGTGCTCTTATAGATCACTGCTATACGGCACGTGAGCGTCGAAGATGCCCAGGTGACATCATCGGCGTCGAGCTTGCATACGTTCGTCGCTGCCGTGTAGGTGATGCTCGCGTTGACCAGCGTCGCGCCCCCAGTGGTATAGCCAGTACCACCCTCTTCGTTGGTCGCATCGTCCCAGTAGTCATCAGTGTCCTGGGCTGGCACATAGCCAACGTCATGCAGTGAAATCTTGATTGTGTCGGTGTCGAAATCGACCAGCCCATTCAACAACGATGTGAAACCAAGCCCATACCAAAAGGCTGTTACTGCCATTGTCTATCTCCTATCCCTTGAAGGCCACGGTTGCCTGGGAGCTTGCCCCGCCTAACACGCCCCAGATGCCGTTATAGACGGCGATCTTCGCGCCTGGCGACCACTCGGCATGTCCAGTCGCCACTGCCGAGAGTTTGAGTATCTCCGTGCCATTGGCGCTGTCTGGGTCATCGTAGAGAATCAGCGTTGCCGCATCCGCTCCCGCCGCGAGAACCGCGCTGACGAAGAATCCGCCTGTTGCCAGAATGACCCCAGTTGATGTGATCTTCTTTACAGCTACTATCTCCATAGTTGTCTCCTTGTGGGGCGGCCTTGCGACCGCCCCCTGTTATCCGTCAGTCGAGACTAGGTTCCAGTTGATACGACTGCGATGCTACCTGCGCCACTACCTGCTGGCTGGTTGGTGAAGACGTAAGCCTTGAGGTTCGCATCGGCCAAATCAGTCACGCCAATCGCAATGCAATCTTTCACCAGAGCATCGCCTTGCGGAGTGCCCGATACGCTTCCGACTATCATGGTATTCTCTATAGCCGCACCGCCCGCAGGAGTGCCATAGCACTCACCCTGGAAGATGCAATCCCTAAAGATTGGAAAGCAAACATCTTCTGTCGTGTCGAACTTGACACAGCCTGCCCCCGTTTCTGAGGAGTGCATTCGAATGATACAGCCCTCAAAGATCAGATCGCCTGGCTGTCCATCGATGCACAGAGCACCACGGGTAGCACCTGTCAGGGAGTAGCCAGATCCAATCATGCAATTGGTGAAGCGGTTGTACGCTCCTGTTACCATGCAGTCATAGGCCGTAGCCACGTCCAATCCCGCGCTGCCGTTATTTCCGAGATACATTGCACAGTTCACGATCTGGTTCATGATACCCGTGACCTTGAACGCGCCCACGCAGGCCGCATCGGTACCATAGTTGTCAAAGAAGAGGTCTTTGATGATGCACTCGTTGGCGCTCAGGGTGAACAGATCAGTGACCGCTGCGACTGACGACTGGAACCCACCCCCACCTACGAGACCGCCAATGGCCGATGCTCCGAAAAGGTGTACTTTCTTCTTGTTCCAGTCTAGGTTGGCTGCGAGTGTCTCCTTGTTCAGAAGCACCACGCAATCATCCTGATCTGCCGTACACAGCGATAGTCCCTTGGCTGCCGTCTGGAATGCCTGTTCTCGACTATCGCCATCGTTGCCATCGTTGCCGTTCACATAGTCGCACCAGAAGACATTGTTCACGAACCACGGCAGCGAGGCTGACAGGCCATCTGCGAGGTCTCCCAGTCGCGACACGCCTTTTCTCAAGATATATGGCCTACCCATTTCCCTATTCTCCTTTTGCCTCCGGCCCCGGCAGGATTACCGGGGCCATCCAGCAATCTTGTATGGGGCTATACCCCAGATGCTACTAGATACACAAGTTGCATAGTTGCTCCCTTTGCGGTATAATCCCTCTTGGAGGTGCAAGATGGAAAATACCATCAAGTGTGAGCTTTGCGGTTTGGTTTGTAGTATGCAGATTTCGGGCAGCCATCTTCGAGTAGCCCACAGCATGACTACCAAGGAGTACCGAGCTTTGGGTTATAAGACCCTCAGTCCAGCACGCCTTCACCAACTTCAGCAAACCCCCGTCGCCAAGGGGAAGTTTCCTTCCCGATATGGACCAGATCATCCGAATTGGAAAGGTGGTCATGTCGCTAGCAGTGGCTATCGCATCATCAGCAAGCGCGGAAAGCGATGTCTGTATGAGCACCGCGTCATTGCTGAAGAGATGCTCGGTCGCCCTCTTCACTCTGACGAGGTAGTTCATCATAGAGACGGCAATCGCTCCAACAACGCGCCCGATAATCTGGTAGTGATGACACGCAAACGCCACGGCGAAACTAACCAAGGCGTGCGTCGCTACTTCCATACCAACGATGATTGTGTCGAAGCCGCGCATATTTTGCACCAGGTCGGTTGGTCTCAAAGCAAGATTAGCCGAGCCCTGCGCGTCCATCATGGCACAGTCAAAAGCTGGCTGCATAACACGTCTACCTAAAGCGACAGGTTGTACGAAATGCTGCTCGCCTCTGTATCCCGATAGGTCAGTCCCCACCGGGCCATTGCTACGATCTGGTTGACATCCGACTCCGGATACCGGCTGGTCTCCAAGGTTATCTGCCGCTTCCAGGCAATGGCCCACTGATCCCAACGTACCCCCAGGATTGAACCCGTGGTGTTGTTCGCCAGCGTGGTACTGTCCACATACCCAGTTGTCGTTGCCTTGAGTGCGGTCGAGACCCCAGCCTCATCGTAGTGCATCATCCAAGAAGGTTTTACCTCATAGCCCCAAATGCGGGCCAATTGGCCTTCCTCGAGGGTCGCGTTCGGCCAGACATCTTGCGTCTTGACCGTAGCCAGCTTCAGCGACTTCCAGTATACATTGGCGTCAGGAATGAAAGTGACCTTTCTCTGATCCCTAGCGTTCTTGCCCGCCGTGCCCATCAAGATGGCCGTATCCAGATAGTCGTCGTCAGTCAGAGCGCCGCCGCTTCTTGCATTGGCCGTATTCGTCACCAGGGCCAACTTGCGGAATCCATCCACCAGCATAAAGACCTCGGTTCCCGCCGGGGTTCCTGTTACGTCATTGATGTTGTGAAGCGTGGTGGTCGTAGTATCACCGTTGATGATCGCGTGTTCGAACATCTCCGCGCCACTCTCCACGATTTGCTTCCGCGCCTGAGGCACGAAGGCGATCAGGGAGTCCTCGGTCATCTCACCGCTGAACAGAGTCCGACATCCCATCTTGGCAACGGAGATCGTGCGCTGAGGCGCAGCGAACTTGCTAGAGGGGATAGTCACCGCAGGCCGATAGTATGCGCCCGCGCTTTCGGCGGTTTCCGTGGCTGTCGCCTGTGCGACTTTGTACCAGGTCGGATCGGCCCCCTCGTAGGGAATGACCCCGCTCTCGAATCCCTGCGGAATCTGTACCACCCGCCCGTCACGCATCAACCGATCAAGAACGAATGTCTCTATCCTGATCTTCTCCCATAGGTCTTGCGAATAGGCTACGCCCACCCACTCGTTCCCGTAGGTGGTCAGGGTCGAGTACATGATCTCGTCGGCCTTCACCGGAATCGCTTTGAGAGCGTAGTTGGCCAGATTCGCCGCCTCGCCCTTCTCGGCTTCCGATGTCACCTTCAACGCGAAAGCCTTCACCATTGCGTCCGTCGGTGGCAAGTTGCCTGGTCTCGCGAACTGCCCTGACATGAGCATCCCGATCAAAAGCGCGTGCTCGCCCACGTCGAGGTTATCATAGCGTCGCGTGTCGCCATATTTGGCGATGTAGATGCCCTTGCCACGTAGCCGATTGCCCTCAACACGGGCCGTCTCTTCCCACTCCGCTCGCGCGGCCTTCACCGCCTCATCAGCGATGGCCTTATCCTGAGCCGCTTTATCCGCCGTGGCTTTGACTTCGGCATCGCGCCGTTCCTGGTCCGCCTTGAGAGCCGCAGCTACGGCCTCAGTCACGGCCCCACTTACAACTGCTTTTACCTGTTGCTCGTCCATTTCGTTTTCTCCCGTATCATCCTGTTTCGCCTTGATTTCCCCTTGCCCCGCAGTCGCCGCAGACGCTACCTTTACGGTCTCTTGCGCTGCCTCTTGCGCTGCCTTTTGGGCTATGTCATCGGGCAAAGGCAATCCTGCCCGTTGATACATCGCTTTCATCGCCGGTACTGCTATCGCGTAAGTATTCACTGGCTGTCTAGTCTCGTTCATATCCAGCAAACTCAACTCCACTACCGGCCACTCCCGTATGTGCCCGTCATCATCAACTCTCGATAAGTGCAGTGACCCCGTGCTGGCCCGCGCTACTCCTTGCTGCGCCGCCCCCCATATCCGTTTGGCCCATTCGGAGGTCTTATCCAACTGAACTTTCCACCAAATACCAGCATCATCCACCCATCGTTTGATCGTCTTGCCTAGATATTCTGGCGTTCCCTTGGGTTTCCCCGTCTCATCCCAGCCATGATAGTATGCCACTGGGGGAAGCTCTGGGAAGCCTTTGTCGAGGTTCCAGTTAGTATCTGGCGCAAAGAACTCGCCTTGGCTATCCTTGCCCTCATGTGGCCCACCATAGGGACAACCCAATACATCCAATTCCCAGTCGCCCACGGCTTTGACTGTGGCCTTGCCCCCTGGATGCTGCGTCTTGCCAGCCGCTCTTATGCAGGCGAATATGGCGTTTTGCTCCGCGTCCTCGCCGCCTTCGCGCAATACGGCATTGGCAGCCTCGGTACATTTGCGCTGCTCTTCCCCTGTCCAATTCTTCGATACCTTTGGCACGTTGTCAGGATAACTGTATGGCATGTATCACCTCCCGAATATCACAAGCACTCTTATCAGAATTGTCAAGCCCTCGATCCAGTCAGCCTTGGTCATGATCTCAGTATCTTCCTGATCGCTTCCTGAATCCGTCTTATCGCCTTCGGGGCCTGCCTCTTGGCCACGTCCTGGATCGTCGTCCAGCCTCGATCCTTGTGGAATGGGGCTTGCTCACGTTCATCCTGCACGAACGGCCCATAGCTAACCTTGTTGCCCACCACGCCCCTCATGCCACCCCGTTCTACGCGGGTCGTCCAGCTACGCCCCAGTTCTTCCGACGTGGGACTCCCACCTATGCTGCCGTCCTTCCGCGCCCACCTGGACCCGTAACCCCTCTCATACCACCTATTGACGCCCCCACTTGTGAAAGAACGCGGCTGATTGGCCTCTGTCGCCGGCGGATAGACTGCCACGTCGTCCTTGATGTCTGCTAGGCATACTGCCATCACAGCACTCATGTATCGGTGCGGGTCAAGCGCTTCCAGTTTGCCTTGCAGCTTCTCCAAACCCTCAATGCGAATGATAACGTCAGGCATTATCCCACCGATCGATGTGTAACCCAGCACCGACAACGAGGATGAGCTGGTGGTAACTCAATGGTCACTTGCCCATCTTTCGGCGCACAGATGGAGCAAACGAGCTCGTCTCTATTCGTGTGCCAGATGGGCTCCATCACGAATCCATATTCCTGTGCCTGGGCCACTGCTACCTTCTCTCCTTCAGCAAAAGCCCTAGTCGTCTCGGTCACTGCTATCATCTGGGCTCGCATCTCGCCAAAGTGCGGCTCCAAGTCCCCCATCAAGTCGCCTATGGTTCTGCCAGGCTCCCGAATGAACAGTGCCACTTTCTCCTGCAGCACCCGTCGCGTGGTGTCTGTAAGCCCCGTCACCAGGCTGTAACTGTATTGAGAAGCCCATCGCGCCGCGTCCTCCGCAACGAGGCTCCAGTCAACACCGATCCCTGGCTCCAAGGCCATCCGTTCAGCGGCCGCCAAAGCCGCCTTCTCCAATACTGGCCGCACTGTTGCCGCCATACTCGCAGTCGTTCCCTCCCAGAAACTAGACGGTATCTTCGTCAGGTCGGGTGGGTCACCTAGCAGCTCCAGAATCTCATCAAGCTCGCTACCGAACTCTTGCTCCAGCAACCGCATCAGTTCAGCCTCAGTCTGATCCTTACCTCGTGCGTTCGGGTCGCGCACACCATCCGTTCCGATCCGCCGTGCCTTGACTAGAAAGGGCCGGCGAAGGCCGCCACCACCTCCTCCCGGCTCGTGGCCGCCTTCAGCCTGTTGCGGATAATAGCCGTCAAATCTTCTGGCAGGTAATCGGGGCGAAACTTGGCCGCGTCAGGCCCCATCCGCTTTGTTGCGTACCTGCGCCATTTGTTCAACTCGCCCATGCGGGCCTTGACCTCTTTCTCTTCCTCGTCTTGCTCCTGTTCAGGTTGTGAGCTTTCTGGAACCGCGCCAAACCCCATTTGGCCCTTGCCAACCTCAGCGGCAAGCATAGTTCCCTTGTCGCCACCGAGGGGCTTGTCCTCATAATACTTCTCGCGCAACTCGTCGACGGTATGGACTCTGGCATAAGCGTCTTCTTCGCTAAGTTGCATGGCCCGGTCTACGATCCGAGGATCGTCAAACTCGCACACGAGGTTATCGCCGTAAACAGGCAATAGCTGTGCGCCAATCTTCTCAGCGATGGAGACCAGGTTCGGCCACACCACCATGTCCGTGACCGTCTTGCGCCCCGTTAGTGAATTGGCCTCCGTAGCATTGATGGCCAACATGGAAGCCAAGCCGGGCGCGATGACCCCGAATATCTCCTCCTGGTTGAACTTCCTGCCCTCCAGGAACTCCATGTCCTTCTGACTGATGGTCGTCTGTATCCAGTGAATGCCACCGGCTCCTACGCCGCGCATCATGCGCAAACTGCGCCGCGTGCCCCCGTGCGCCTCCTTGAATTCCTCCTTGATGCGCTCCCAGGCCGGGTCCGCTATATGCTGCTCGAAAGCCAACACGCCAGGAAATTTCGCGTGATCTTCGGCGAAGAAGTTGGTATTCCACTTGGCCATCTTCTGGTCGCCCTCGGCGGTGATGGCAATAGCCTCGATGTCGCTCAGACCAACGAACTCATTCCGTGGATGGAAGTTCTTGAAGGAGATGATTTGCCAAGGTGGTAGCGTCTGGAATTGCCCGTCGCCAGGATCATATATGTAGCCCTTGATGTACATTTGCTCGTCAGGAACGGGCTTCAGTCTGTTCGTGGGGACTAGCCATATCTCATCGGGTTCCGCGTCTGAATCCGATCGGTTGAGCCACCAATAGGCCGTCCCACATAGCTTCCGATAGGCGATAGTCCCATACAACAACTCAAAACGGGACATGTTCGGGTTGGGGTTCTGCAAGAGCGATTCCAGAGGATGATTATCCTGTTCTATCCGCTTTTCCCCCTCCAAAGCATAGACGTTGAGCTTTTGCAGGCCACACATATTGCCCACGACTTGCAAGGCAGTGTTTATCCAAGAGATCGCCTCGTATGCCTTGGCCTGATTGGTGGCCAAGGTATAGTCTGGCATCGCCCATTTCTGCGCCCCTGCCGTGGCAAGAAGCCAGTCAGGATAAGTCATTTGTGGTTGTGCCCGCGTCCTTCGTGCTCTGAGCCAATCAACTAATGACACTTATGACTTCTCCACATAGAAGCGACACCTTCGCGACGCGGCTGGCAACACCGATCCTCCGCTCGGAGGCTTGCCGCCCCGCGAAGGTTGGCCTGGTTTCCCAAGCCGATATACCTCGTACTCATAGAAACCCTGCAGGGGTTCCCCCATATAATGAAGCCGACCATCTTCGCCTATCCACTCACCACAACATAGGTTTCTCGCCATGCTTCCTCCGTCTCACCACACGCCAAAATCTGCGATGCTTACGCGGCGTCCAATTGCATGGGCTGCTAGCGCGCGGGCCACCACGGTGTCATCATGACAACCTTCCGGTGCACTGAACGTCGCCCTGCCCGTCGCTGGGCTGATCTTCTGTTCATAGGCTTCAAGCTCCGCCGTCCACACCGGGTCAGCCTGCCACTGAATCTCGGCCCGCTCAAAGGCTAACTGCAACGACCGAATGATCTGCCCCTTCGTCTTGCTCGTGGTGGTGAATGCCACGACTGGCAAACCCTCCTCCTGTAGGGCCTGGACGTTGGGGGCGCCTATGCTGTTGTCCTCGGCCAGGATCATGCTCGGCTTCCACCGCTCATACAATGCCTTGAGTCGATCCCTCTGGACACTATACACGATTTGATTGAAGCGGTCACGAGCTACCTCTTGATAGCAATCCGCACATACGACAGAGATTGCAGTATGGTCCACCTTTTGAGCCCAATCTACTCCCATGACGATATTATGCCTATCATGTCCATCAAATGCAAGCGGCGCATTCATGCAGGCCGCGATGTTGCGGAACACGGCGCCCTCGGCCTCCAGGAACTCGGCGAGTATCTCCTGCTTGTAGTCAGCCTCCGACATGTCCTCGGTGATTTCAGCCAAAGCCACCTTGCTCAAATGTGGATTGTCCAAGCTAGTAAAGTGCCATTGTTTCCAACGTCCACCATCCTGTACCGTCCTAGCATGGAGCTGAAAGAAGTGGTTCTTGCGCCTCGGCGTCGAGATGAACCAAGCATCACCATCATTGTCCAGAAGCATCGGTGCGCCGACTTGCGTCCATGTGCTGGCGTCCATCAGGGCGTACTCATCCAGGACTAGGAAATCCGCGTAATCTCCCCTGAGCGTGTCCGCGTCCCAGGCGGTCTTGGCCCGGATGCGTCCACCAGTAGGGAAGTCCAATACCCGCCTTTGCTCATTCTTGTAGACATAACCGCTCTGTATTAGCGGTGCTAGCCATTCCTTGCACTTCTCCCAGAAGGCATCGGTCTGCTCTTGCGTTGGAGCCGCCAATAGTACGCGTCTGCCCTCTAGGGCTTTCTCACATGACACCATTGCCGCGAGCGTAGTCTTGCCCGCCCTGCGCCCCGCGCATATCACCTGGCGCTTGGCCGGGTGATGTTTGATTGCCCACTGTTTGGCGTGGGGCTTAGGCAGGGTCAGGGTTATCGCTGGCATAACTTACTCTTATCTCTAGTGGCTGGCCGCCCAATCCAGTAAGCTCCCTCCGCTCTAAAGGCTTGCCCAACAGATAATCAGCAAAAAAACGAAGCGCATACCGATCACCAGCCTCTGCAAGAGCTGCATAAGTCTGCAAACAATCGAACCAGCGTTTTGGCGGCATGGCATCTTTGATAGCGCGCAGATATGCCTCTTCTACGGAACGAGATGGTCGACCAGTACCACCTTTATTCCCCTTGCTTATGCTATGGCCTTTGATAAATTGGCCCGCACCATTTCTACCTGTCGCCATGTCTTTTCCATCTCTATACTTGGCTCAAACAATCCAATCACGCCAGCTCACCTATTAGCTCAGGTTGAGTCAGCAAAGTAAGCGTTGTTACACAAGCTTCCTCGTACATCCAATCGCCCCAAAGAACCCAATCAACAGGCAAACGTCCCTTGCGCCGCGCCACTCCTTCCTGTTGCACAGGCAACATTGCTAACGCAGCTTGCCAGCATACATATCGCTTTTTTGCTCTTGGTAGTTCCTCAAAAACCGAAACCAAGTCAGGTCGAATATATGCGTTAAAGAACTCGTATTGCTCAACACCCGTCCCTGTACCACCTGCCTTTTGATTGGTCAGAGGCCAGTCTTGATCGTGTCCCTTGGCAATCCACAAGCCTTCTAATTCAAGGGCCGCGTCAGCCGTGGTCTCCTCCAGAATCCTCAGTGCTGGCTTCAGTCTTATAGTCTTTAGGTCATCCAGCCATGCTATCTTCTCTACGTTGGTTGTCTTATCAGAGAGATGCTGCTGAAGCCGTGCCTTGGGTTTCACAGACTGCCCAATATAACGAACAGAATCATCTCGCGGGTCTACCAGAGCATAAATATATGCCTTAGTCATCGCTCACCAGCCTAGGCTCCAGGCCCATGTCGGCGAGGCTAACATCCACTTGCCCGCACGCCTCGGTTGCCTTGCGCCAATCACCCTTCACGAATACGAGCACATTCTGGTGCGTCTTGCCCAGCTTGCGGCCCGCCTCGACTGGATATGCTTCACCCAGCACGGCTCTCCTTTTCTGGCTCATCCTTCTGCTCTAATGTCAGAGGCTCTAACTTCTCCTGCGGCCCCAGTAGCCGCTCCAAATATCTATCCACGACCACGTACATCTGCTCGTCGCTCTGTGCTCGCTCCTCTTTCGTCATCGCCATCTTCCTATGCTTCACCGAGCGCCCCAATCCAAGGTTGGCTGTCATAGACGTAATTGTACCGCTCCCGTAGCATCGTCAGGTGTCTGCGCCTTGCGGCCTTCGTGTGGGCCTGCGAGTGATGTTCGAGGCAAAGACAGATCAGGTTCTTTGGCTGATCTCGTAATGGCTTCAGGCGGCCAGGCAACATGCTCTTCGGTATGATGTGATGCGGTGGCCCGGTCGGTCTGTTACACTCTCGACAGAGACCACCATCGCGCTCGATCACCTGCTCACAGACACTCTGTTTCACATCCCTGTCACTATCGGTGGCCTTGTCCCTTTCTCCTTGACACACCAGCAACACCATTTGTTGTTATTGGATTGAATCGTGCGGCACCAAAGACATTGCCACCACGCACGCTCCAATGGATAGTTGCCGCCCGTGGCCGATGTATCGTCTCTGCTGTGTATGTAGTCTCGCCCCGTGGCGTCTGGTGCCATACTTTTCCCCTCGCCGTCCCCACCCCGCCCTTCGCACGGCTTCCCCACTATAACTCGACACCCGCCCACTGGCGCGTTCGGTGTCGGGGCTTTAACTCCGCCGTCCCACCGACCACCCGTCACGAATGGGCACAGCGGCTAGTTCCAGCAAGGCTACACCCCCCATGCTTTCAGAGCATCCATAGCTGTCAGATCAGGAACCGACACGTCCCTGTGTTCGCCACACGTGGCGGCTGCGAATAGCCGTACCGCTGCCCAAAGGATGACCCGTCTGGGCAACCGCCAGACAAACCACCGCACTGCTCGCTCCAGTAACCGTTCCATCATTCCCTCCTTCTGTTTCATATCCCACTACCCGCGCCCTGTGCGGAACTGGCCCATCAAACCCCGAGGAACCCATCCAGGAAGTCCCGAAGCACCTGCACATCGTCCTTGAATAGCACCAGCTCCGTGTAGTCCCCATATCGGCTCCGGTGGCCCAGGACATATTTGACGCCGAGCCACAGACGCATCCAGAAAGGGAAAGGGCAGAGGTGTGGACTGAGATACAATTCTGCGTCTTCATCGTCAGCCCAGTAGAGAAGGTCTATCTGGTGCTCGCTCAGCCCACAGGAGCACTCTAGAATGAGACCCCGCCTATCTCCCTTGGATACAGACGTGTAAGCCGGCATCATCCCTCTCCTTCAGAGAACATGCTGGTCTCCACCCGCGTCAGTCGCCCTTTGCGGAACAGCCCCCGCCCGCGCCATTCCACTACCGCAGCCCATGTCCACGTGCGGTCCCCTCGTGCCTGGGCCCTGGACGTGCTAGCCCGCTACCCAGGATTACGGCACTACACCTCTTGACCCAGTCTCAGCGGCGAACCGCCTACAACGACTGCCCGTCAAGCCTTGTTGATTCACCTGGCATTGACACCAGACGTTACCAGCATGGCACTTCGGCCCCTGGGCAACGCCAGGGAGGTTATTATGGCTGGTGGCTTGCCCCCCGAGCGGCTAGGGTCATCAGGTCTTACATACCACCAGCAAGCCCCATTTAGTCCCGTGTTCATGGGGCCATGCCCAGTAGCAAACCCTTGGATTAGGCCCGGGCCTGGGCATTGCCAGAGGAGATAGGGAAGACCTGACGCATCAGACCTGCCACACGGATGTATCCGAGTTTCGTCCCCTGGCAAACGCAACTACCTGCCAACCCGATTATACCATAATCGATCGGCAATGTCAACCCCCCAGCGCCGGCGGCACACTCCCTATACCGTCCCGTCGCCATGGCAGCAGTTCATGTCGGGAATACTTGTGCGCCGCTTCCAGACCATGCAGCCTCACATTATACAGCGCGGTGCGATACCCCGCATCATAGCCCTCTCTGTACTCGGCGGCCTCTCTATCCTTGATGGTTCCCGGTGGTCTCCAGTCAATGCCCTGCTCAGTTAGCACCCGCTCAACGGTCATGTGAGCACAGCCAATCTGTTCCGCAATTGCCGTAGTGCCCAGGTGGGCCTCGTGCAACTCCACTATCCCCTCGACCTCTGCGTCAGTGAACTCCCTCGGTCTCCTAGCCATCAGTCTCCTCCTGCCATGTACTTTCGATGATTCGCCATCACGTCGGTTATCGTTCTCTCTACCTCGATCAGACCAGGATACAGGACATGGAATTGTCGCTCATCCGCAGTCAGCCTGCCCTTGAGTCCCTTGAACTCCAACAGCACGACAACCCCGGACACAGGATGCACGGCCAAAGCGTCGGGAAAGCCTGGTATGGCCTGGGCCAGTTGGTACGTTTCGGCCACGAACCACCCCAGTTGCCGATGAGCGGATACAAGCAGGTCATGCACCGCGTCCTTGCGACACGCTCTTCTCATCTCGCCTCCATCCACCAGCACACGGCCAGAACCCCGACCAGCCAGAGTAGTAGGGCTATGGCCACCTTCAGTGCTACCATCATTCTGTTGCCTCCCCTGGTGTGTTCAGCATAATGCGTCGCCCTATCCACTCAGCTACTGGCACGCACACCGCATTGCCCAGTTGCTTGTATCGCTTGCTGTCACTCTGGCCTGCCGTCCAATCGTCTGGGAAGCCCTGCAACCGCTCGCACTCGACGGGGGTTAGGCGGCGCACGCCGTATTGTCGCATCAGCATTTGATGCTCAGGTATACGCCCAGACCTCAAACTCCCAGCATTGTCGTACTTCTTGATTCCATATTGCGACTCTTGATAGACGACAGCAGGATACCCCTGCCCTGGCTTGCCCCCGCCGCTGGTCAGTTGCCTGCTATACGGCGTCAGGCGTAACTCTGCCCGTTGGTTCTCGCTCACCGCAAGGACAACCGACTGTGCTCTCTTGGTATCCAGCGGCAATGCCAAATCCTCGCTAGTCGGACATGACGGTGGTGCCCAGCCCGCCCCCGCCTGTGCCATACCTGCAAACGCTAACGCAACGCACTGGTTATCTGCCTTGCCATCGTTGACTCCTGGACTCTGAGCTGAGTTGCACCGCAAGGGAGCAGCTATGTCGCCGCTTACTGTGCCCCTTGACTTGTCGAAGCCAAGCACTACCGTCCTGTCAGTCGTTCCCACCGTTAGGGCCGTATCCGTCTCGCTCACGTACATTCCGCCCTCTGGCCTGTCCTTGCGGCGGTGCTCGCCGCCGTCGTTCTGCTGGATGTTGTAGGCAACGCCCTGATAGCTGTGGCTCGCCCCACTTCGGAGAGCTTTCATGTGGTCTGATGGAGTCAACTCGCCAGCCTTGTTTTCGTGCCAAGCCAATGTTTCTTCCACTATCATGTTTCTTGGATAGCTGTCTTTTCCCGCGCTGGCTCCGCGATGCTTTGCAAAGCTCTCAGTAAGAGGGTCGGCAACTCTCGCCCCCGCTTCTCTGCTCGGCGGAGTATCCCTTGGGCCGCACGTCGGCTCAAAGAGTACCTGCGCGGCACGTCCGTCTCCAAGATGTCCGACAATGAACACACGGCGGCGTCGCTGGGCCACTCCGAAGTATTGAGCGTCCAAGATTCTCCAGGCCGACAGATACCCGAGTTCTGCCAGCCCTCGAAGAATGAGAGCAAAATCTCTCCCCTGGCGAGAAGACAGCAAGCCTGGCACATTCTCGATAACAACCCATCTTGGCCTAAGCTCCTCAAGAACTCGATGGAACTCAAACCAGAGTCCCGACCTGCTTCCAGCCAGACCCTTGCGGCGCCCGGCCACCGATACGTCCTGACAAGGGAATCCTCCGCAAATAAGGTCAACTGGTTCAAGATTCTGCCTTCCGCATTCTCTGACATCCCCATACCTCCGCACATTCGGCCAGTGCTTCTCCAGCACCTTCAGGCAGTAGCCGTCTATCTCGCCCTGCCACTTGCAAAGCATCCCGGCTCGCTCCAGGCCCAGGTCAAAAGCCGCCGATTCCTGCGAATAGCGATCCGAAGGTCAGCGTCATTTGGCATCACCCCCTTTTGCTGGTATAATGCTGGCATCAGTGGAAAGGATGATGCCATGTCTAACCAATTCACATACAATCCGCCATTTACGGAAGAAGAACTCTATGATGCTTATGTTGTTCAGGGGCTGAACCAAACTGAGGTCGCTCAAAGATTTGGCACAACTCAGAAGGTAGTTTGGCGAGCAATGCAGAAAATGGGCATCCCTGCACGTAGAGCGGCCCCTAGAAACCAAGCTGGTTCCTTGAATAACAACTGGCGGGGAGGGCGTCTTTTGCAGGGAAAGAGAGCCGAGCGGAATCCCATCAATGATAGAGGCTATTGGTACATCTATGATCCTACACACACTCATGCTACCAAGGCTGGATACGTTGCAGAACATATTGTGATCGCCACCACAACTATTGGTCGATCGTTGAAGAAGACTGAGTGTGTCCATCACATAAATCTCCAAAAAGAAGATAACCGAGCCGAGAATCTCATTGTGGTAACAAGAACACAGCATGGCTTGTTGCACGCACAACTCGAAGCCGCCGCCGCCCAATTGCTCGATGCGGGCTTGGTAACTTTCAGTCTCGATAAGGGGTACAGCTTATCACGGTGCCCGCCTATGCCAGCGAAGAGACTGCCAAAGGTCATCCCCGCCAGCACCTCCCTCGCGTCGCCCTGGACTATCGCCCACTGCTGGCCCGGGTCACTCACGGCTCGTCGCCAGGTCTAGCAATGCCATCAGCATCACTCCCAAGCAGAACGCCAAGAATGCCCATGACCAGTGAATCGTCTGATCCCATGACAAGCGTACCATCTCACCCCTCCAGTTCTGGCTTCCATTGCCTCGCCGGCCGGATGTCACCGGCCACAAGTGGCAACACTCGCGTCCATCCGTGCCTCTGTACCTGCGAACCCTCAGCCAACCGCGACCGCAAGCGCAGGTCAATCCGCTCATCCTTGAGGCTCAAGTTGGTGGTCACTACCAGCGGAAGGCGGTTGATGTAGCGATAGTCCACAAGCTCGAACAACTTTTCCCTTGCCCAGTCCGTGCCTCGTTCCGCTCCCAAGTCATCCAGTGCTAGAACAGTCACTTTCTGCAATCGCTCAAACCACTCATCGAATGAGTCGCACGAGTATGAGGCACGCAGTAAATCGAGCATGGCTGCCACGCTGTTGAAGTGTGCTGCCTTTCCACCCTTCAGCACCTCGTTGGCTATCGCACAGGACAGATGTGTTTTGCCGGATCCGACGTTGCCGATGAGCACCAACCATCCATCGGGTTTCTTTGCATACTCCTCGCAGGCCCTTTTCGCCTTGGTCATCTCCTCAAATACTTTCGTCTTGCTCATACCGTCAATCGGCACCGACCATTCTGGATGAAAGTTGCTGAACGTCAGATCGAAGAATTGCTGATCCTGTAGACCTGACCAACGGCGCAACTCCTGGGCCCGCCGTGCCTCTATTTCGTCTGTCTTGCAGATACACGGTATGCCCTTGCCAAACAGGGGATGGCCCAAGGGGGCCTGCATCCGGTAGTACCCCAGGCTGTTACAGCAACAGGCCTTCGGTAAGGGAACATGCTTAGGGGAAAACCAGTGATCCCACGGTCGCGGCCAGGCGATGTTAGTCATGTGCATATTCCTTTGTCATGGCGACAAGGTCTGCGGGTGAGAGTTGCGGACCGTCTCGCGCACGAGATCCGCCCCGTGCCCATTCGCCCACAATCCCCTCGGCGGTTTTCAGAAGGCTTTCGGGGGCACTGACGGTGAACCCGTCCAAACGCTTCCAGGCTTCATCAATCAGCCGCACTCCTTGAGCGAGATTCCAGTCGGTTAGCTCGGCCATGCGCGTCAAAGGTGCCCACCATCTCCGGCCAGCGGCTCGCTTTTGGCTGGCAGTCTTGGTCAATGGCGGTGGTAACTTCGTCTTGCTGATGAAGTGCTCCTCAAGAGCCTTGCGAATGGCGTTTTTGCTGGAACTGGGGCGCGGACGCGAAGCGGACGCCTCTCCCTTCCCTACACTACCCTTCCCTACACTACCCAATACAACCCTACCCAGAGGGGAATCTGCTTCTGTAGTGGCAATCGTTTCGGCATCTTGCGCTTCTTTACCGCAAGTTTCCGCATCTTTACCGCAATCTTCGGGAATGTCGGTATCAGGCACTTCCCCGCCATACCACGGTGGCGCTGGCAAGTGGGTCTTCCTCTGATAGCGGAGCTTCTGCCATTCAGGGAACTTCACGAGATCGATGTACTCTTGGCCGTTGACGCTGTACAGCTTCACGTTCTTGCACTTCTCGAAGATGTTATTGCGCCACGTTTCCACCTCGACCACCGAGCAAGCATCATAACCGAAGGCGTGCTTCTTCAACACTTTCGGATGTGCGGGCAACCAACCATAGTCGTTGGACAGCGACTCGTCGGTTATCATGCAGATGAGGAGCAACCGCTCGGGATAGTCTAGTTCTGCAACGGCGGTGTCATCCCAGAAGGTGGTGTCGAGTATGCGTCTGGCCATGCTATGAATCCTTTGTAGAGCTGTTCGCTGCCTTAGCTAATTTCTCACGCCACTCTAAATCCAATCTCTTGGCTTGCCATCGCCGGACTTCTAACAGAGTCTCTGCATACTCTTTCGGCGATAATGTTTTCCAGACAGTGCATTCTTTAGGACACAACCGCCGGATCCGAAACTGACTAATATCTAACTGTTGTTCATCAGCGGGATTTGGCACTTCTGCTAAGGTGTACAGGACAAGAAGTGCAGGTATATCAGCGCGTTGGGCTAATTTTCTTGTCACAGTTGCAGACTTATAATCTTGGCCGACATCACGCGCTAGTTCAATGAGAGCAAGTGGTTCCTTGCTTGTATCATCATATTCGACCCATAGGCGGGCATCCAGGTCTATCATAGCCAATAACTGAGCGTCTTCAATTCCTATGTGGCGAGCGATAGACAACCTGCGATGCCAAGCTGAATAAGCAAGGCTTCGTTTGCCGTATTTCTCCTCCTGCACCATTTCTCAGATGACCTCCCATACAATGATCTCCCTGCTAATCACCAGTAACTCCTTATTCACCTTGGCCCAGTCAACTTGCTGAGCATTGGCCTGTTGCGACTCATACGGACAACTGATACGGCGCTCAAGTCGGAGCTTGTCGTTGCTTAGGCTTTGTGCGAAATGAATCACATGATCCACAATCTGACGGTCTGGCGCGTGCCACTGAGTCGGTTGCATCATCATGGCGATATGCGAGCCGTTGTGCATTTTGGCAGCACAGTCTTTGACGAACTGCACAAGCGTATCGTGGAAGTCGGCTAACGCCATATTCGCCAAATTCGTAGGTTTCTCGCTATACTTGCCCTTGGCCTGCCACCAATATGGGGGATCAAGGAACAACAAAGCAACCTGGCCCCATCTCTTATGCAAAGGCGGTGTGCCATTACAGATGTCCCACTCGCGCATATCCAGTCGCTCAGGTACAGGGAACGCATCACTCACCCAGTATCGGCGGAGCCGTTTCTTGCAGACATCTATCGTTGAACCTCCGCCGCCGAACGGGTCAAGCATGATGTCGAAGGGCTCCGTGTACATATAGAGCAGGTTGTCGGTGAAGCCTACCTCTGAGTTGCCAAACACTGTTGTCTTGTTGCTCTTCTGCTTGACCTTCCAGATGTTGTAGATTGGCGGCTCCCAGCCAGGCTCCTCATAGCTAGAGAATATCCTTGATTTCTGCCAAACTGCGTTTTCCAAGGATAGGGATGGCACAAGACCTGCTATTGTTCCTTCTGGCGTCGCTAACTGCTTTCCTATCTCCTCCTCCGTCCAGCAGGCCAGCCATAGCTCGGCAATGCGACGCTCGCGCTCGGCTTTCATATCTTTGGTGCGCCGTGATAGCCATTCCTGCACGGTGCGTAGCGGAACTCTCAAATCATCGGCGATCCCCTTCTTGTCCACATCCAATCCAGTAAACCATTGGCGCGCCTTGTGTCGCTTTTCCTCTGTTGATAACTGTATCCCAAAGTCCGCATTGCGCCGCGCTGCCAATCGGTCAAGTTCTACGTCACTGAGTGTCGGGGTAACAGTGACGGCTATAGTCTCGGCCCCACTTTTTTTGTGTGCTATCCATCTGTGGTAGCCGTCAATAATCTCGTTCCGCTGATTGATCTCGATTGGCGGCAGTAGTTCTATGCTTTCAGCATATTGCTGTATGCGTGCGGGGATTGGTTCAAAACGGGGATACAGGTCTTGTCGCCAAATCAGTTCAGCAACTTGTCTGGTCTCTGTTTGGCTCACTTGTCCTCCTTGGCCATGTTGGCATCCTTGACATTGTTGGCGTCCTTGGCCACCTTAGACACAAAACGCCCTCCGCTATTTTCGGCCGTCTTGGTCATTTAGCGCGGCGACCGCCCTCCGCCAGTCACCCTTGACGAAGACGAGCATATTCTGATGGGTCTTACCCAATTTGCGTCCCGCGTTGAATTGCTTGGTTATGCGGATGGGAAGTGAGCCAATCGATGTTATCAAGATTGCCTCGTTGTAGAGTCTACATCCTGCTTCGCGGAAGATTGCAATCGTATCGCTGACGAAGTTCCGATAGTAGCCTTTCCTGTCACGGATGTCGCCAACCACAACACAGGCAAACCTATGAGGTGCTAAGAGAGCGATGCTCCTTATTATGATCTGGCGATATTCGGATAAGAAGTCATTGTAGGATGGCAATGCGCTCAACTCGCCTGGCAAATCGCTGTAGACTTCAAGGTCGTAGTAGGGTGGGCAGGTAAAGAGAAGATCATACCTTCCTGGGGCTAGGCGGGCAATGTTGCTACTATCGCCCACGATCCATTGTGGGCCTACGCCAATGGCCTTGGCTTGCGTTCTGTTGGCCAGCACCTGTTCGGTTCTCAGTTCTATTCCTACATATTCGTATCCCAGATATGCTGCTACTATGCCCCGAACGCTACCGCCCGCGAATGGGTCTAGCACTTTGCCATTTGGCGGACAGAACCAGTGATAGATTAGCTCACATAGCACGGGGCAGAAGATACTTGTGCCAGACTGCTGTTTAGGCCCATAGGATAAGTCGCCCCGCATAAGTAGGCTACCACCAGATATTTCTGCATCTCGCCCCAATTCACTCTGTATCCCCAGTCGTAACCACACCCGCTTGCGTTCTTGCCAATAACCTTGACGCGCATTCAGAATGCTGAAGGGCGGCACGATGAATCGCTCTTGCAAAGCGCCGATCTTGGCACGTTCCTGTAGCTCGACCGCTCCGCCCCATAGCCCGCTTTGTTGTACTACCACATTGCCTCCTTACACACAAACGCCCCCGCCACGGCTCGGCTAACTGAACAGTTGAGGCCGAACCACGGCGGGGGCATACGAAAACCCTCCAAGCAGCTACCATCGTACGGGCTAAGTACCACGGAACCACGGGAGGGCTTATCGCCAATCTTATTGTGTTCTGATCGTAACTGCATTGCATGGTTCCTTATGCGTTTCGTACCTAGCCCGACAGTCACATCATAGCATAGTTCGTTCCTGCTGTCAAGTTCACCGTTCGTAGTAGTGCGCCACCCATTCGGCCTCTGTCGGCGGACGACCAGTCTGGGCCAGGAAGCCGAGAGACCATTGCCTGTCCGCAACGTCCTGGGCCTTGGGCCGCTGACTATGTACCGCGTAGAACTCCGCTTCCCATTCAGGGTCTCTCGTTGGAGCCGCGACAACGCTCTCCCTGTGCCTGTTTTCAGAGTCCAGGAACAGATGCGGGACATCCTTCTCGGACAGTGTTAGTTCTGTCGGAGTGCGCGTCGGGATGATTGGCCACGGAGTGCGTGTCGGAATAGTCGGCCACGGATAAGGTTCCGGCGATGGATACGGCCGGGGCGTAGCTGGGCCTGGATATGGGTCAGTCGTTGGCTGAGATGATGGTACGGGGTAGGCCTCCCAATATCCAGGCGGGCGCGGTGGTACGGGCTGGGCCAGGAGATTCCTCGTGACCAGTGCCAGCAACAGCAGGGCTATCGACCATCGTATGATGCTTGTCCTCATTTTCCTTTTCTCCTTGTTCACGACGCCGCCCAGTCGGGCATACGCAGGCCCGCGCTCACCGTGATGGTCACGTAGCAGTCCGGGTCGCTATCCAAGTTCTCCTGTATCTCCTGGATCCCCTGCCGCGTTTCCTCGGGCAAGAGGTCAGGGCTGGCGCAACGCACGGTGAGGCGGACGTACTCTGGCTTGGCGAGGTCGTCGCGTACCACGAACTCAGTCACCTCGTGGACGCCAGGCAGAGCCTCGATAGCGGCTTTGGCCTCATCCAGGGTCATTGGGGCCTCTCCTTCTGGGCGTCCAGATATGTCTCGATTGCCAGGCAGATAGTTTCCAGCAGCTCGTCGCCTTCCCGATCATCGTGTTGCCATGTGCATTTCTCTGAATCCCAGCCCCATGAAAGCCTACACCTGTAAGGCTTGTACTTACCATCCCTCATCTGAACTGTGCTCCAACAGCCCTTGGCCCTCGCTGCCTCCAAGGCGTTCATCGCCTGGGCCTTGTCCTTGTGCGGCCACCAGCCAGAATAGTCATCCATTGTGAAAACCGCCAAAGTACCTCAACAGGGCCATATGCACGTTTCCAATAGCTCCTCTTCCACTCCCTCATTGACCTGTTGAGGTACTTTGGGGGCACGACATCAATGTAGCTTTGTTGCTCTTCTGGGGTCAGGTCATCCCAGACAAGTAGCCCCATCAGCTCTCGCGCAATGCGCCTGACTAAACATTGCCATTCGGCGTCAGTCTTGTCTGGCATTTGGGCCTCCTTCCTTTGGTTTCCATATCCGGGCTGCTCCCATCAACCGGCGGGCGGTTCGGGATAGTCCACCTCGGCCCAGTGACTGGGAGCTAAGACAGTCCCTGGTCGATAATACTTGCCTTCCAGATACCAGACTTTGCCTCTCTGCAGCCATTCGGCAATCATCGGCTTTTTTCTGCGTAGGCACTCATGCCAGCATACCCAGTAGAGATCGGTTTTTGTTGGCCACCGCTCCTCGCACGGAATCCAGGTGACTTTGAGGGCCTCACAGAGCCTTGCTATTAGCTCGCCCTGTTCTATGATGCGCCGCTCTAGCCTCGCTGCCGTCTCATCGACCCTCTCTCGATAAATGCTGCCGATCTTTGCATGAACATCGGCCCAGTCAATCCGCGGCATATCGGAACATTCCTTGAGCCAAGCTGCTATGTCTTGGGCCACTCCTTCACCTCGTTTTCTTTCCACTCTGGCAAGGGCGGTTCGGGCCAGTTCGCAAGTCCGTTCCTGGCCTCGCGTAGTAAGCTGGTTGCACAGTCTACATAGGTGATAATCATGCCCAGCTTGTCGCCAATTTCATAGGGGACGCCAAACTTCAGGCTCGCAGTCGCCTCAGCCAAGTGACACATTGCCGTGCCCAGAGAAGCCCTAGCGGCCACCGCGTGGATAACGTCGAATTGCTTGAACTGAATCGCACCAGTCTTGCTACGCTTCGCTACTGGCATCGGCGGCCTCCTTCCCGAACACGGCCTGCGCTGCTTTCTGTATCGCGTGTGTCATTGCTTCCAACGCCTCGTCGGGCGAACTCCATCCCCAGTCGCAGATAGGACAATACCATTCGATCTTTCCCCACGGGGCGGCTTGAGCTACCATCGCGCACGGCTTGGGTTTGGCTTGATTCCAGTCCGTCGGCATCAGCCGTTCGTGATGACAAATGCGTTCACTCGCTGCTGCCATTGACGGCCTCCTTCACGATCAGCCAGGCGTCGCCCACGCAGTCGCCCCACCGCTCCCATGGTGCCCAAAAGTATCGCTCCCCGCTAGACACCGTATCTAGAATACATTGCACTCCATCGTTGAAGGGCATAAGCAGAACCTCCAGTACTCTGTCAGTGGCTTCGTACAGTTCGCGCAGCATGCCACTCACGCCCTCCAGCGTGCCCACGAAGTCGGGAGCGTCTAAATGTGGGTTTCCTTCTGCATCAACCCAGTGGTCAATACAAGCAAAGTTGATCTCTCCTGGCGGATTAAGTTCAATCACTGAAGCACCTTGCCGCTTCCACCCGTTCGCCAACGCGATGCGGGCGTTCCGGTCACTCGGTGCTGCCATCGTTTTCCTCTTCTGTCTCTCCACCCAGCAGTGGCAGGCCAGTAGTACCGAACTCGCAGACCTGCGAGATCAGAGTGTAATCCACAACAACCAACGCATCTGCGGTCGCTAGTGCGGCCCCACGATGATAGAACACATACGGCACGCCTCTCGCATCTTCATACCAATGACCATCTGCTTGCGTCTCACCGATCGTCCAGACCCATACTCCCCAGGCTTTCATGTTTCTCCTCTCACTCGGTGCTGGCATCGGCGTCCTCCTCTGTTGGCGGGTCTGGCCAGGGAATCTCGGCCCAGTGAGTGACGGGATACGGGCCGATTCCCCTAGCATCAACCCAGATAGGCTCCTTCCAATTCCAATGTCCCCAAAAGGCGAAACCTCCCTCGGCGGTACACCAGGCCC